TTGAAGCCTTCCTTTTCCAGACGCTTCAAAACCGACTTCAACTCGGTGTCCGACATGTCCGACATCGAGGCCTTGCCAGTGACCACCAATTGGAGATCGCGCCGCGCGTCGGCGTCGAGACCCAACTGGCGGCACCCAACATGGATTTTCTGCTGCAGGGCGCGGCTCATGTCAGGGTGCCTCCTGTTTCACTGCGACCACCGGGTGATCGGTTTGGACGTTGGCCCGGATGCGCGCATCGGCGACTTCCATTTGACGGCGCGACATCGCGTCGAACTCGGCCCCATGAATGCGGGCAAGACCGGCCTCGTTCTTCAGCACTGCCAGCCGGTTGCCCAACACCAGACATGCGCGGCGCTGCCGTGCCGCATAGTGGCTGAAGGCGCGCGCGAGACTGGCTTCAATTTCTTGCGGTGTCATCGCCATGGTTCACCCCTTCCGATTTGCGACCAGATGCGCCGCATGGTTGGCGAGCGCGCGACTGCGGCGCTCGATAGTTGAAACCGGGATGCCCCAGCGGTCGGCCATGCCCTGCAATTCTTCGGCGCTTGCGGCCATCAGCAGGTGATCCACCTTCATATTCGCCAGTTGGGCCGGATACCCGCGCCCGAGAACGCTGGAAATACCGCCCGAAATCGGCTTGTCGTCGGTGTCTGGACGGGACGCGACACGGCGCGGGTCCATGAACTTTGCAATCTGCATTCTTTGCCTCCTTACGCCTTGGCGATGTCGATCTGGATTGGCTCCCACGCCGCGTCGACGGCGGGGCGCTGGTAGCAGCGCACATAGGACTTGGAGCCGACGACGCGGATCGCGTCCTTGATGGCCTGCATGGCGCTCTTCCAGCGTTCATCGCTGATCTCAAGCCGCAGAAGCATGAAGATTTCAGAGCGATTGATCTGCCCGGCCTTGTCGGTGTTGAACGCGCGGGTGACGATGTCGCGGATCTCCGGGCGCGCATCTGCGGCCCACTCGATCAGGCATTCGTCGACAAGGCTCTTGGCGATCTGCAGCTCCGGGCCGAAGTCGATCAGATCCGAGACCTGAACCTGAACCTTGTAGCGCCCGTCATAGCTGATCAGCGTCTTGTTGCCCTTGGCCCCGCCCACCTTGGCGTCGTACTTCTCCGCCATGATCGCCTCGAAGGCGCTGATGTCGTCAAAGGCGTGGTGTTTGAACCGTCCGACTTCCTCGCTGAGCGCGACCGCAAATCCGATGATCGAGCGGACCGTCTGGTCCTGCAGCTTGTCCTGCGGCTTCACCAGTTCGGTTGGGCGCATATCGCCCTTGCCGTTCCGCATGTAGGAGACACCGTCGATCTCGACCTCCCCGCTCGGCACTTTGGCCGGCTGCCGGGTTGGCGCGTTCTGTTGAGCATGCTGCTCTCTCATTTGCCTGTACTCCTGTTCAGGATTTCCGTTTGGATCGTCAGGAAGGTCATTCCCCGTCCCCCGCCATCGGGCAGGTCGGGCATGTCTTGAACATGCGGACATGGGTGCTGTTGGCGGCGCTGAACTCCTTGGAGCGTTCGCGCCACATGCGGCATTTGTCCGTGCCGATCTTGCCCAGCACCGGGCAGGTCACGGTTTCGGCCATGAGAACACCGCGCACGTTCTGCTCGATGGACTTCATGCTGGCCTTGTATTTGTTGCTCAGCACCGAGTTGATCGCGCCTGCCGAGTATCCCAGCCGATATGCGGCCCGCGCTTGCGACGTGAGATCGCACTCCACGGCCAGGGCACGGACCCAATCGGGCAAGTCCTCGCCCCAGCCGCTGCGGGCTTTTGTCATGGCAACTGCATTTGCGGTCACAGCAGGATCTCCTTGTCGAGTGAGGTGAAATCGGCGGTGTTTGCATCGAACACGCCTTTGATCTGGCGCGGCTTTGGCGCGACCGGGCCGGTGTTGTTCACCAGCCGGTAGCGCGGCTCGCGCTTGCCGGGCACCGCTGAAGACTGGACGCGGAGGTGCCCGGACTGCAGCAGCAAGCGGCAATAGGCGCGCGCCTTCTGAACCGGGATCTGAACGCCGCCCGCGTTGGAATGCGCGGCAATGTCCGTCGCCGAAAACTGCCGGAGACCGCGCATACTGCGCCACATGTTGCCCTCGGCGCTTTCGTCATATTCCGGCACGAATTCCGGCTGCGGCCCTTGGTCGGCAAAGGCGTAAACCTTGCGGTGGTCGCCCGTGTCGATGCGCGTCAGCAGTCCCGCCTGCGCCCAGCGCCGAACAAAGATCTTGGCGGTGGTACGGGCCACGCCCAATTCCACAAGGTTCGTCCAATGGACGCGCTGCAAGCTCTGGGCACGCTTCCAGATCGCCGCCTCCATATCCGAGCGAAATGCTGCAGTCATTTCTGGCCCCCAATCGCTTTGAGAGCCGGGCGGGATGCTTGAGCGGGCGTTGCCGCAACACGGCGCACCGCCGGGGGCTGACCGGTTTCAAAATCGCGGGTGCCCCACAATGCGAGGTCCGCGTGGCTGGTGCCCCTCGACAGTGCCGTTTCCTTGGCCCGGTCGATATTGGTCACCACCCGGCGGATCGACCCACCCGAGGCTTCGACAATCGCGCTCAGCAGGTCTTCTGTGATCTCAACCGTGGGGCTGTAGATCTGTGCCAGCTTGGTCGCGTCGGACAGGTTGCACGCAAGCGCCGGTTCATGGGCAAGCTGGCGGTTGTGGATATTCTCCCATTTGGTGAGGTGCTGCGGCAGCTCTTCCTCGCCCACCAGGATCAGGGTCGTCTGGCTGGCCTCGTAGAGATCCCGCGCCAGTTCGATCAGCTTCTTGTTCTTGGTCAGATACTGCGCGTCGTCGATGATCAGTGGCCGGTCCACCCGCGCCAGATTGGCGGCAATGGCGTCCACCATGGCGGGCACACCGCGCACCGGCTTCAGCCCGATTTCCTTCATGATCGACTGCAGGAAGTAGCTCGGCGTCCAGCAGCTCAGAACCTGAACGCAATATGCGCCGTATTCATTGGTCACAAAGGTGGTCGCCGTGGTTTTCCCCCACCCCGAGGGGCCGTAAAAAACCGCCATGCCCGGAAGCCCCATTGATCGGTCATGGACCCGGTCAACCAGTGCGGTGAGTGCTGCGACGTTGCGCAAAGGGGCAATATTAGGTGTCATGCTCTGCTCTCCTTATTCCTCGCCGCCGAAGGCCCTGCGCATGCTCAGGAAGCTCCGATAGGCGGCAGATCGTTGATAATCCCGCAGGAAATTGTGTTGCTCTTCGGTCAGCGGGTGACCGTCTGCATCGAGGCGTTCCAACTCCTGGCACCGCTCGAAATTGACTTCGGGGTCGTCTTCCACCGCGACCGGCGCGCGGCGGTCTTCCAGTCGAGCGATCTCAGCTTCCAGACGCGCCTCGGTGGCCGCTTCATTGTCGCGCCGCATCAACACGGGCGCTTTGGGTGTCTTCGGGGCTTTGGCGTGTGGCGTGACCAGTTGCACGATTTCCGCCTCGGGCAGATCGTCCGCTTTGGCATCTTCTCCAGCGGCCCGAAGGCGCGCGGCGATCTCGGCTGCGGAAAACTCTCGGCTTGCGCGGGCTTCTTCCTTGGCGGCTCGGATGAACTGGCCGCGCTTGCGGGCCATTTCGCGGGCGTCTTCCACACCGAGGAAATCGCCTTTCTCAACGCAGGCCGCATGGCCGATATACTGCCCGTCCACGTCATAGACGTGCAGACCCGCATGGACGTTGTCAGGGTCGAAACGCCCCACGACCTTTTGCCCGGCAATCCGATACATCCATTCGGCCCAATAGCGGGAGCCGAGCAGTTTCAGCTCGCCATTCTTCGCGCTGGCCTTGAGACCTTCGGCCCCCATGAGCCAGAGGCGGCGCTGTTCCTTCGTCGCCTTGCGAATGGGCGTGGCCTTATAGGAGGCTTCAAACACCTGATTGAAGGACCGGCCGTAGGCGATTTCGCTGCGGCGACCCTCGCGGGCATTGTGGTCTTCAACCTCTTCGGTGAGGACTGCGATGAACTCCTCAAGCGGCACCGCGCGATTGCCATAGTTTTCTGGTTTCGCGTCGGGCTTGTTGCCGGTGTACGCGCCCTCGAATGCAGGGTGCTTGGCAACACGGTCGCAGAGGTCACGGAATGCGCGTTCGATGGGCTTTGACTGCCCAGAGTACGGTGTCGCCCAATGGACCTTGACGCCCAGCATGGGCAGCAGGCCCGGAATATCATCCTCCCGCATCTTGAAGCGGAAGCGGGTTTCCGTGCCCCCGGTAATGACCTTGGCCGCAAACTCCCGACCGTTGTCCAGGAGCGCCGATTTGGGGATGCCGAAACGCTCGATCAGATCACCAAGCGCAAGCTGCACCGTGTGGCTGTTTGCAGTCAGGGACAAACGCCAGGACAGGATCTTGCCGGAGTAAACATCCGAGAAGAACACGCCCTGAACGCGCACGGGCAGGCTCTCACCGGGCCAGCGCACAAAGACGTCGAACTTGTGATAGTCGCCGCAGACGCATTCCATGGCGCTCAATGCGCTCTTGTCGCGGTCCTGGTGCGGATAGTAGCGCCGCAGGGCCTCGGCCCCTTTGCGCAGGAAGACCTCGGTCGGTTTGGACACGGCCTCCTTCATCTTGCGGCGCACCTGATGGATCGGGGCCACCGGCAGGCCTTCTTTCTTGGCAACCCGCTTGGCGCGGTCATAACAGGACGTCAGCGACGGCCCTTCAAGCCGCAGCCAGTCATCGCGGATCAGACCAAAGAATGCCGGATCAATCGGCTCTACCTTCCCGCGCCCACCGGTCGGCTTGGGAGCGAGGAACGCAAGCCAGTCGGCCTCGGCGACACCCTCTATCATCTGCAGCCAATTCCAGATGGATTTCTCCGAGACCTCAGAGCGTGTCGCAACTGCGGAGACTGCCGCCGAGCGGATCATGCCAGCACCCTCGCACTCGGCAACCAGACAGGCCGCCTTCAGCCTCGCCTCTGCCTTTTGTTTCGCGTTGTCGTTCAGACGGTCAAAGTCGGCCCAGGCGTCCTCGCGGCTGCGTTTAGCCTCGACCTCCTGCGGCGGCTCGATCAAAGCGAGACGCGCGCGCACCGGAAACAGGGAGTAGTGATATTCCAACCCGCCGCCCCGCCCCTTGCGACGGCGCACCTTGCCCGGCTGGCGGTCCCAGCCTTCGCTCTTCGCGCGCTGGTTTATCTTGCGCTTGGTGGTCGGCAGGTCAGGAAGACGCGCCTCGGCGATCTCCGCCGCGCTCCACCAGTCTTGGCTCGGCGCGTCCATCAGCCACGCCCTCCCCGGATTTCGTCAAGC